AATCGATCGTAAGTCGTTGATTCCATTGGACAAAGCAGCACATGGAAGAATCGGCTATGGCTGGCTAATCTGGCCGAATAGTTGCGCTTTGGCCGGATCATGTGACTAAACGCGCAACTATCGCGCTTTGGCTCCCTATGGCTCCATTGTTACTACGGTCCCGCGTCCTCACAACAATGAATTTAAGAACCATCGTTGTGAGGTAATCCTGACAATGCATTCGCAGGACAATCGGTGGCCCACACCATCTGTCCAGACAAGACAGCGAACAACGTGTTTTCGACAGACGCAAAAAAGCCCCGTGGATCGCACGGGGCTTAGGGTTGGCTGGCCAGTCTTAATAGACGTGGATCATGTTGAGATGGTGCATTGCAAAGCGAGCCATCATGGCCAGAATCTGATATTGCTCGGCCGTGAAGTCATCGCCGAAACGCTGGCGCAGACTGATGGGCTTGTCGCCGAATGGGAATGGCCAATCAATGGGCATGTCGATTCTCCTATGTACGTTGTGAAAAGACACTTGGTGGCAGCCACCAAGTGTCTAGACTTTGCTTAGGCGGTTTGAACCATCGGGATGACTTCAAGCACGAATGCCGCTGCATCCTTGGTGCTGTCCTCAGCCGCAAGGATGCGATTCAGCGCGGACAGAGTGGCCACGATGCCGACGCGCGCAATGAACGATTCAATCGTTTCCTTGGACTGCGCATGCTCGACGCCAGCCTTGAATGATGCGGCTGCATCGGGCTTTGCCTGCTTGGCAGTCTTACCCGGACGCTGCGCGCGCTTGGCGATAGCGGCTGGAGAGTCCGATTCTGGCAAAGCCCCGTAGGCTGACTTCACGCCGTGCGCAACATGCTTGCGGATCATTTGGCCAGTGAAACCTGCTTCGACAGCTTGCAAATGCATCGCCTCTTGCAAGGCCTTGTATTGGGCATAGGTCGGCGCGGTTGCGCCGAAATGGCCCTTGATTGCCTGCGCGATCAGTGCGCGCTTGTTGTCTGCTTCCCATGCCGCGCGCTCCAATGCGACGCACGCCGTGAACAGTGAAACCTCGAACGATGTGAACGGTGCCAGCACATAGGACGCGGCGCCCGATGCGCGCTTTGCTTGGACCACGTGAGTGGGCGTCGCCTGTGCCAGCTTGGACACGATCGCCGCCTGTGCAGCGATGCGATCAGCCGAGAGTGCGCTATCCAGCGCAACGGAAACCTTGGATGACTTGGCCATGATGAAACTCCTATCAAGTGTGTGAGGTGCGAACGACATGTCCCCCTCTGCCGCTATTGTGCCACGGGATAGTCACAGATGCAAGTAAGACAGTTGGTGGTGTGCACCAGTTGTCCTGCGCCATGCGAGGCAGGAAAGCATTCTTTTTCTGCGCAGGCGGGGCCAAGGGGCAAGGAGGGCCAGGGGCGGGCGCGACCTCCCCCCATCATCGCCATAAAATTCTGAAAAATCCGAAATTCTCACACATGCAAGTATTTCCAACGCGAAAATTTATCTGAACGGCGTATAGCACGAAAATTTGGTTACAGCTACCATACGCGGATGTCCCGCCTGAAAATCCCCCGTGAAGACCCGACAGACTTTCTGGCGGTGGTACCTCCTGACCCCGCTGTCTACCTCGAAGAACTGCGCAAGGTCCGAGATCCGAACGAACTGGGCTGGCCCGCCATGCTGCCGATGGAACTGGCGCTGAAGGCCAACACCCCCAAGGAGATCTGCGAAGCCTACGGGATCGACAAGGAGATGTTCGCCTCGATCTGTGCCAACCCGGTGTTCATCAAGGCCTACGCCGCAGCAGTAGAGGCTCTTAAAATCGGCGGCATGAGCTTCAAGGTCAAGGCGCAGATGGCCGCCGAGGAGTTCCTGAAAACGTCTTTCGAGATGGTCAAGAACAAGAACACCTCCGACTCGGTGCGCGCCGACCTGATCAAGTCCACCGTCCGGTGGGCAGGCTGGGATGCCAAGGCAGCCGAGGTGGGCCAGGGCAGCAACTTCGCAATCCAGATCAACCTGGGGTAGCCATGCCATATCCACCCCTGACCGAGACCGAGAAGTATCGAATCGAGGAGGAAGCGGGGGAAGCCTTCCATCGGGGTGATGGCCACCTGGACTGCCCCTACCCGTTCGGCACCCCGGCCAACACCCACTGGATAGCGTTCTGGATACTGGAAGGTGGGACAATCAAGTCATGACCGATACCGTCGTCGTCTCCGACACATTCACCGGCGCCGCCGGCACGCTGGATGGGCACACCCCGACCACGCAGACCACAGGCACCGCGACCTATGACACGCCCAGCCACATGCTGCTGGATGGCTCGGGCAATGCGGTGCGCGCCGATCGATTGGGGCAAGCAACGCTACGGGGCACCACCATTGATCCTTCCCTCGGGGTCTACTGGGAACTGACCTACACGCCGGGTACCTGGGGTGGGACAGGACCACAGACCATGGAAGGGTTCTCCGGGCTGGACAGTGGAGACATGCCCAACACATCCATCACTCTGTACGGTCCGAACACAGACTATCCAGGTGGGTCGCTCAACAAGATCTACGCGTCGGACACGGTGCTGACAAGCGTACTGATCGGCACCACGACAAGCTACATCACGGTGGGCACGCCAGCGACGCTGCGTTGCGAGATCGACCCTTACGCGCAGACCACCAAGTTCTTCATCAATGGCGTGCTGGTCCACACGAGTGACGACTCGGCATGGTATTTCGGCACCGAGACCTTCGCGCCCAGCAGTTGGGTGATCGGCGCCAAAGGCAACGCACTCAATGTCGACCCAGGTGGCTCGACCGAATCCACGACCGCCATCCTCACGACAGGCACGCTCGGGCTGTCACCGCCAGCGGCCAAGTTCTGGACCAACTTCATCAATTCGACTGAATCCTGATGACGACCCTGCAGTACAGCCCGGCACCCACGGTCAGGGACTTCATCAAGCACTACCTGCCGGGCGAACTGTTCCATGACTGGATCATCGGGCCGGTGGGTTCGGGCAAGACGACCGGGATCTTCTTTAAGCTGGTCTACATGGCCAGCTTGCAGGCCAAGAGCCCCATCGACGGTATCCGCCGAAGCCGATGCGTCGTGGTGCGCAACACGATGCCGCAGTTGAAGGACACGACGATCAAGTCCTGGGACATGTGGTTCAAGGACGGACAGGCGGGCAAGTGGCTGGCCACCGAGAAGAACTTCGTGCTGCGCTACGGCGACGTCGAGTGCGAGGTCATGTTCCGCCCGCTGGACACCCCGGACGACGTGCAGCGCGTGCTCTCCATGGAGGTGACGTTCGCCATCCTGGACGAGTTCGTGCAGATCCCGCAGGAGATCGTGGAAGCGCTCTCGGGCCGGTGTGGTCGCTTCCCGAGCGCCAAGGACGGCGGCCCCACGAACTGGGGCATGTGGGGCGCGTCCAACCCAGGTAACGAGGACGACTGGTGGAACGAGTACCTGGAGCGGCCCGAGATGCTGGCCGAAAAGGGTGTGGACATCAGCAATTGGAAGTATTTCAAACAGCCGAGCGGCTTCAGCGAATTGGCCGAGAACACGGCCATGCTGCCAGGGGGTGACCAGTACTACCCCAACCTCGCCAAGGGCAAGACGCCCCACTGGATCAAGCAGTTCATCGAGGTGGAGTGGGGCTACAGCCTGTCGGGCAAGCCCGTCATCACCACGTTCAATCCGGCGTGGCACATGGCGCCCAAGCCGATCCCGTTCAACCCGAACTGGCCGCTGTACGCCGGCTTCGACCCCGGCCGGCACTCGGCCTTCATCTTCGGCCAGTTGACGATGGAGGCACGCCTCAACGTGTTGGGAGAACTCATCAGCGACGGCTACGGCGCCGAGCGGCTGATCAAGGAGCGGCTCAACCCGTTCATGCGCCTGCGTTTCCCGAACGTGCGCGAGTTCATCCTGTGTCCGGATCCGGCCGCCAAGCAGAAGGCCCAGACCGACGAGCGATCGGTGACCCAGGTGTTCAAGGAAGCCCGGTTCGTGATCGCCTACGTGGACGACAACAACCGGCTGGTCAAGCGCATCGAGGGGATCGAGTACTTCACGGGTCGGCTGGTGCCCGGCGGCGCCGCGCTGCAGGTGGACCAGTCGTGCGTCAAGCTCAAGCGGGCGATGACCTCGGGCTGGCGCTACAAGATCACGAAAAGCACCACCGGATCACAGGGCAACGTGTCGGCAGAGCCGGAAGACAACGAATACACCCACCCGGCGGACGCCTTCGGGTACCTTTGCCGGTACGCGGCGAACCAGGATGCACGCTTCGCAATGGGGTCGGCGCGCGGCGCATTCCGGGCTCCGGCATTCAACAATCCTTATGCGATGAGGTGACGGCTGTGCTACTCTCGCGCTCATTTCCAGGAGAATAGTCACAATGGCCGGTACCAACCCGAACGCGGCGCCGACATCTGCCGTCCGGCCTGCAGCGACCTCCACACTCGAACAGGGCGCGCGAAACCTCGACAAGGGCAGGCTCAACGACTGGGGCCAGCGGCTGATGGCCACGTTTGGCGACTACGAGCGCGACCGGCGTCTCGCCGAGTTGAAGTGGGCCCGTAACGCGCGGCAGTTCCTGGGGATCTACGACCCGGAGATCGAGGGAGGCCTGGACAAGCAGCGCTCGGCCGCCTACCCCAAGCTCACGCGGGTGAAGTGCATCAGCATGGTCAGCCGGATCATGAACATGATGTTCCCGGCTGGCGACAAGAACTGGACCCTCGGCGCCAGTCCGGTACCGAACTTGGCAGAGGAAGATCTCCAGAAAATCCTCACGAGCCTGGGAGGTGACCCGAACAAGCCGATCGAGGATCAGGTCATCGAAC